CACCAGCTCCACCACCACCAGCAGCTCTTGAAGCACCACCAGCTCCACCACCACCACCTGCGATGATTAGGTATTGAATAGCAACCTTTATTGCTGCACCTGCTGAAAGAATCCCTTGAGGAATTAGCATCAGCTATACCAAATCTGCGTTACCGATAACTCGGTAGGAGTTAGTACCGACACAAACAACAGATACAGCGTCATACCGCTGACCGATTGCGTAAGCCGTACCTGCTGTGCCTCTACCTGCCAGTGTGACTGCTGTGCTGTCAGTAGCGACTCTTACTGCTCCAGCACCATCGCGAATAATGTCCATGCGCTCGCCAGCTTGAAAAGCTGTGGCTGTTCCAAAGGTAACAGTGACTGTGCCTGCTGAGCTTACAAGTAAAGTTTCGTAGCGATCTGTTGAAGCCACAGACATTGAGGCAGTTGCGCTAGCAAAGACCACTTCATTAGATAGATAAAGGTTGACATCGGCAGCCGCTAGAACCTCACCGGCAGTAAATACTTTTCTTGGCATTGTTTTCCTTAGTTGTGTTATTTAGTAGTTTAGCACTTAGTAGCTTAGGCGGTCTTCGTCTAGGATACCAACAACAGGGTTGTCTAGAACAAAGAGGCTAAAGTCTAGGCGCTCAAGGGATAGGTTTATACGCTTCTCGTTGTTTTGCCAGTCGTGGCTGATACCGATTACTCGAACATACTGTTCAATGGCTGGTGGAATATTTGAGGGGGTAAACCGAACTTGAACAATGTCTCCGATTTCTAGGTCAAGAATTTCGTCTTGCTGTACTTCGCTCAAAATGTCCATTACAATCGAAAGACTGCTAAAGCGGTATTGTGGCTCTTTGAATCTGAGTAACAAGAAATCTGCTAAAGACTCTAGATCAGCAAGGTCATTATTCATTAGACCAGTTTCGGTATACGAGCGTGGGCCATACAAAACTTGCGAGTCTAAATCTTCAACAGTTACCTCATCTGGAAACAAAGCAAAGTCGTTGGTCAGGACAATGCGGTTGTAAAGTTCCTCAGTTCCATACACCACACCCAGCTCAGCGAAGGGTATAACAGTAAATCCAGGTATAGATGCTTCGTCAGTAAAGATAATGTTTGGCAGGTTGGGTATTGAGTTTCTCTGCCTAAAAACAAAGTTGTTGTCTTTTGAAACAAATACTTCACCCGACTCGCTGGTAGCTACAAGTTGTAGATAGCCAATAGCCTGTGTGCCTTGAGCAACATCAGTATCCGACATCAAGCTGTTACCTGTATCAATGCTTCTTTTATCTGCTGGCCAATCAATTTCTGGCAAGTCAAGGATGCGCGTAACTCGCGCACCAGATAGCTCTACATCAGGAAAAACCTCTGGCAAGTTATTTTGTGTCAGGCTGCTTAGGCCGTCAGTCGCTTGAAAACTTGCAATCGAACGATTGCCTGGCTCATAAGCAATGTCAATGTCGTCAACAGTTCCGTAAATAACAGGAAAGTCATTACAACTGATTCTAATTTCCTTACCAGGAATTAGCTGGCCATAGTAAAAGCCGTTTTCGTAAAGAGGGTCGAACAATCGGTCAAAGTTATCTACAACAATGTTTAGATTACCTGCGTCAATGCGGTCTAGTGCCTGGTTCTTACCTCTTGATGTATTGGCAGACAGAAGTCGATCCGTAATGTCAAAGAACCGAGTCCCACCCAGCGTATAGGTTGTATTGTCAAGAACACCCTTGATTGCGTCATCAAGCTTGAATGAGTTTGGGTCTCTTTCACCTAAATCAGCACCAAGTTCAACCTTGACTACTGGTGCTGGCATTACGCACCCTGCCAGACAGCACCGGAAGTGCGCTCATAGGACTTGATAGCGTCAACGATTGCTTTACCGATGGAAGGGCCAGAACCTACTCCACCACTTACTTCGATGTTGTAATAGTTATTGATTACTTCTTGATTAGCCAAAGCTGCCGTTGTTCCCACATTGGCAATGTCCGAAGCTATGCCACCAAACTCTCCGTAAGCCTGGTTTAGCTCACCAATAAATCCGCCACCAGCACCAGCTAAAGCCTGAGCTAATTTGCCACCCTGCATTGGGCCTGCGGCGATAACTTGCTGAAGAAGGTCATTTGTAAGCCCTTGCTGAGATAGAGAGGTTATGTTTCTAGCAAAGTCCTTGGTTTTTTCAAGAAGTTTCTTTATGTTTCGGGTAATAGAGTTGACCGAATTTCCAAGATCAGGCAAGCTAAAGGATTCAAGGATAGATTCTTTTATTCCACCGAATGTTGACTTTACGGCATCAGCAAAAGACTCATAGGCATCAGACCTCTTTTGCAATCTTGCTTCTTCTGCCCTAGCAGCCGCTTCTTGTGCAGCAGCAAGTTCTCTAGCGGCTTGCTGTTGTGCAGCAAGAAGTTCTCTAGCGGCTTGTTCTGCTGCGGCTTTCTGGGCAGCTCCAGCAGCCGAAGCCACAGAAGCGGATGCTTTAGCATCAGCAGCACCTTTTTTCTTAATTTCATCACGCATTGTATGGCGCAGACCCTTACCGCCACCATAGACAGTACCTGAGCCAACAAAGCTAGCTTGAAGTATCAAAAGCTCATCGCGTAAGGCTCTTGCTTCTTTAGTTGCATTGCTAGTAGCTCCAGCAAGGAAGCCCATTTTGCCACCAATAAACTCAACCTCATAGGCTGTGGCATTTAGCTCAGGGTTTAGTGACTCTGCTGCTGCTTTGTTTTTTTCTAATTCAGTCATCAAATTGCTAGCAGCATTAGCACCGATTATGAAAGCGGTGCCAAGAATCGTAATAGCTCCGAATAGCCTGGTGCTAGCTGTCCAAGCAAAGTTGACGGCTATTGTATATAAGTTAACTGCGGCTGTGGCAGCACCTATAAGTGCCGTAAAAGCAAGTAATACACCGAAGTTTTGAGCAATGAAGGAGAATAAGCCCCCAAATACATCAAGCAAAACTTTTATTGTTCCACCAGTAAAGGTTGTTGCGTCACTGATGTTTTTTATTTCAGCGATGAAACCTTGAAGAATTGGAATTGACTGATTGATAGCTTCAGCAAGTTTAGGACCCATAAAGTCAATGAGAGGAAGAAGTGCCTCTGTAAGACCTACCATTACTGGCAATAACTGAGTACCGATGCTGGCTTGCATGTTCTCAAACTGAGCCTGCAGCTTCATCTGTTCAACAAACAAGTTTCCTGACTGACCAGTAAAAGCACCCATAGCATCGGCAGCTCGCTCATAGAGCAGCTCCATACGGATAATCTGTTCTTGGTTACGCCTAGCAGCACCAGTAAGGTGATTTAGCTTTCTTGCTGCAAGCTCGGCATTGATTTCGCTTTGCTTCATGGCGACACCGAACTTCTCAATCGGGTCGTACTCACCTCGGAACAAGGCGGTCATACCGAGCAAGGCTTCTTGCACATCGTAGCCATAGGTTGCTGCTAAGTCCACACCCAGGGTTACAAGCTTTTGAGTTTCTTTTGTTGTGTCTGCCATGCTAAAGCCAGATTGCTTTAGAACGGAACCTAGGAATACCGAAGCTTTGGCAGCATCTTTTTGGCTTAGACCAATCTCATACGCGCCCTTGGTAAACTTCTCCATAGTTGGGGCAAAACCATCAAACACTGTGTTAAGCGAATACATGTTTCGCTCAAGATCACGCGCAGAGTCAATAGATTCGCTTGTAAACTTTACGGCTTTAGAGGCTATACCGAATCCAGCTAATGTTGCTCCGACTTTACCTAGAGTTGAACCGAGTCCACCAGCGGCAGAGCCAAAAGCACCTAGCTGGCTAGTAGCCTGTTTTATGCCATCATTTTTGAAAGTGCTGACAATGTTCAAGAACATGTTGCTCATTATTTGTTATTCCTGTCAATATTCTTTTCGACAAACCGGATGGTTTCGTCAATAGCATTTTTGGCCTTGATGCTTACAGAAGGTAAGGATTTGTCAAAACCAGGGTAAACATTTCTAGACACTTTGCGCTTACTTTTCTTTACCACAGGCCCCAGTTTGTGCAAAAACTCTTGTACGGCTCTAGGTTGAATTTCGTGGCTTCTCATAACTTGTGGGCCACCAAACTCTCTAATGTAATACATTCTTGCAACAGCTCTACCGCCATGCCTTTTTGCGACATCCGAAAGAACAGTTCCAGCAGACTTTACAATCAATCGAGCAATGCCTGTTGCCCCTTTTTTGTTTCTCGTCAAAGCTGAAGAAATCACATCATCGTATTTTTTACGCTTAGCGTTGGTTACAGGCCCACCTGTTGTTCCGTAGTTAGTTCCCCAACCTGTACGACCACCATGACGCATGCCCTTCATAGGGCCATCAAACCCAAGGTCTTTCCTAAGCTCACCCTGGACACTTTCTTTAGCTGGTTCTGAAATCTCTTTCCAGCGTTTTTTGAGTTCCTTGACCTGCTGTGGGTCAATCTTGTTTAGTTCTCTAACAAACATGCGCCAGTCTGAGGCATAGACCTTCACAGCACTGTTCGTGCCAGAGTAAAGTTTCAATGCCATTTAGACCACCTATCTCTACTTATTCTACTGAAGCAAAAAAAGAGAGGACACCCCGAAGGGTGTCCTCTTAAGCGCGTGGTGCTTGGTGCTGAGCCTTATAGATCAGATACCTGCCGAGTGTCCATAGCATCCTGTCATCTAGTTCCATTAGCTCTCTGGGACTTATCCCTGTTTCACAAGCTAGTGTTGCGATGTACCAGTGAGCTGAGGAATCACCAAGCCCGACTATTTTTTTTGCTCATCCGCCGGACTGATGGACTCAATGTTGTCCACCCATTCTTCAAATGGAGCAGTAGTCGCTTTAGTTCTTGTTTCACTTGCCCAAGCTAGGAAAAGCAAGTGAGTAATCTTGATGTTTGCTTCAAGACTGGCAATCGAAATGTCGTACTTTGTTTCCAACTTAATCATGTCTGATGGGTTGCAAACAACATGCTTCACTTCGTCTGGGTTATCAGTGAACTTTATTTGTAGGTTTAGTTTCATGATCCAAGCTTAGCGCAACTATTAGGCTGGTGCGGTTCCTCTTGTAACTTCGCCCGATACTGGCCAGGTGACCGAAAGGGTGGCTAAATCGCCCACTGCTCCAGCGAAGGGTTGATATTGGGTGACCAAGGCCGAGAAGCGGTACTCAGGGTTAGTTGCAGTTACAGTTCCAGAGGTAGGTGCAATCTTGACTGCGACAGTTGAACCCATAAGTGGGAACAATAGTGCGTCAACTGCGCCAGCTCCAAAGTCCTGGTGGAAATCTAGAGATACAGATGCATCCTTTAGTCCACCAATTCTGGTGCGGTAAGACGAGCCAAAAGCTGTGGTTTCAACTTCGTCTGCGGTGATGTCAAGAGTTACAGATGCAATGTCCTCGCTGATTACAGCAGTGCCGATTGTGACCTTGTAGTCTTGTGCGTAAAATTTTGCCAATTTATTTCTCCTAGTTTGCTATGACTGTGACTGTAAAG